TTCACCATCGAGTCACCGTTTGTCAATGTAATATTGTATGCCATTCTAATTTACTCCAGATTTAATGTTATTTATCACCATGCGCCCCACGGTATTCGCTTCCATATATAAGAAGAACCATCAGTCCAATCAGTGGTGCAGTAATATATGTAGTTATTATCAAATGCAAACATGCCTTGTTTGTGACCACGTATTCCACTTTTTGTCGTGGGAGGTGCTACCCCTAAAATTCCGTTGGCACTGTTGGCAACACTACCATCGCCATAGTACACAGCATTGGTGTAGGTATGATTCCAGCGTTTTACCGAAGTGCCAATGTCCTGTGTGTTGGTAACTGACGGAACCAGCGAGGGTGCGCTAATTTCTACAGCGCCTGAACCGTTTGGATCAATTATGATGTTTTGATTTGTTCCTGTTCCCAATATGGTCTGCGTGCCGCCCGCAAATGCGCTGCCCGAGCCCGGTGTACCACTGGGACCGGTTGCACCGGTGTCGCCGGTTGCGCCACGTGGGCCTGTTGCACCGGCCGGACCTGTTGCACCAGTTGAGCCGGTTGCACCTATTCCGGTAGCACCGGTATCTCCTGTAGCACCTGTACGACCTGTGGGACCTGTGGCACCTGTTTCTCCTGCGGGGCCTGTTGCGCCACGTGGGCCAGTTGCGCCAGTTGGGCCAGTTGCACCGACGTTGCCAGCTGGCCCAGTTGCACCACGTGGACCAATAGTTCCCACTTGCCGCCATTCAGCGCCATTCAGCGCATTTGCAGCCACGTACCAAAATTTCAGTGTGGTATTGGTGGTGTCGTACCACAGTTGTCCTTCCAGCGGATTTGGCGGTGGTGTATCATTAGCAAAGTTTTCTAATAGATGTACAAAGTTGTCTGCCAACAGTTCGCCATACCCGGCATAACTGCGCCCTATTAGATTAAGTCCAGTAGAAGTATCTACCTCACCTTCGATAATAGTGAGTAAATTCCTACCGTTAGTTTTTCTTACTACATATGGCATATGGTTAGCTTGTTAAATTGGTAATAGTCTGTATACGAACTGTATAGTCAATCTGTATCTGACGATTTAAACTCTTTTGTACCGGGTGGAAAACCACGTGCGTCAGTAGTTTTCCCAGGCCCGGACCGGCCGCATTGAATCCCTTTAATCCTAGCTCGTCAAATACATAGCTGTTGTTGGTGTTTTGTGCATTATCAAATGGCAGCTGATCTCCAGGCTCGCCGTAATCCAACAGGCAGGTAACGATAATATCACTATAAACATTACCAGGCACGTGTGTGATAGTCATCTTGTTGTTAAGTGGCGCTAGGTTTAGCGGATTTAGATTATCAACTATTTTATAGTAGGTAGGATTGTATAGATCGCTGCCCTGTGTTTTTACATTTGGCGGGAGATAATTGATAACTCCGGTAGGGTCAACGGTGGTACCACCATTGCCAAGATGCATTTCTGTCACAAAACCAACACCCTTGTTGGCTAAACTGTTGGCCATAGCTTCACTCATGTTTTCATAGTGAATAGCATTGCGTTTGTTAACAAACACTTCTCCAGAGTCTGGGTCAAAAATTTTAATGTGCCCTTGTATTGCTACTCCCGATTTTTCGTCAGGCTTGGTGCTTTGTGGTGGCACAGACAAAGATATGCTGTTGTTTTCTTCTTCTTCAGCCAAGCTGGAAAATAGATTTGGGTTCATGTTATTATTTATCATGATTAATAGTAGGGGTTATTCTTCAAAAAGATTGATATTGATGACACTGAATCTGCTAGGGTGCCTTCCTGAAACTGTGCATATCTAGTGTACACCGCCTTGATTGGTATACCATCAGCAATGCGATCAATTGCCGATTGTGTAAATGTAACGATAATGTAACCTGTGGCGTCCAGGGTGAGTCTGTAATCCCCCGGGGCTGTATTTGCATTAAATTTCCTCTTGCCCAGCGGTGAATTGACCTCGTCAATTACCAGTTTGTTAGGGCCAATATACAATGCGAATTGGTTTTTTACAGTATCCGGCGTTTCCCCTACTGCAAAAGTAGTGGTAAAACTATGTTTAGACTTTTTAAATTTATAAGTAGTGGTCTGAGAATCCGACACTCCAGCAATCTTTAACGACTTATCTGCAGATTCAACACGACTGGCTGCTGGATGCACCAGTCGTGCTGGGGTGCCGCTTGCACCGCGTATCAATCCAGACAACTGATTGGTCAGCGAGTCAAATTTATTGGCTATTATTTTTTCACCGTTAATGAAAATTGTAGTCGGCAGCCCAGCTGCTACCACAGGCCCAACTTGGTCAAGTTGTATGACTGTGTCGTTGTAGTTTAAATCTGCTGTCAAATAGGTATCATGAGCGCCCGCCACTGCGTAAAATTCTGTAGTATCGCTGGTATCTTTAAACAGTCTATACGCTGCTCGAGCAGAGGTATCACTGGGATTGTTACGGTTCAAATTGGTTATCACAGTCATATTCAACGTATCAAATGTAATTCCCGGTACCAGCTCTTCTGGTATACCAGCAATGCTGTTTTCCAGTATGCTGCCGCCGCTGATGTTGATGTCTGTGTTGGCCAGCCCAGTAACCTCATCATAGTTTGGGGGAGATACCATAAATGTATCGCCAACAACATCCACACTGTTATCCACACGATTGGCCAAATTTGGATTTGGAACTATGCGACTCAGATCGATTATACCAGTATTACTGTCAAACTCACGCGGGACCTGATACCTATTGGGTTGATATCTTGCTGCAATACGGTCTAGTGCAGTGGTGTAATCACTGTCAGATATTTTTGCAAACAACAAATAGTTAAACAAGTTACCGGCCGGAACTGCAAATTTAGCTTGGTATCCTACGCCTTGATAGCTTACTCTTGCACCCTCGTTATATGGTGTGTGCGGAAGCCATTCGGTTATATCAGTTTCGTATGTTACTCTATCAAATTTCAATAGGGTCTTGATGCTGCGTATCTTATGATTGGCCAGTACTGCGTATGCTGTAGCACCGATGCCATTTCCTTGGATTATGACCACGGGTTCTCCGCGGAAGTTCTGTCCTGGATTGACTATATTGATCTGCTCAACACGACCCAACAACTCATTTATTGTGGCAACGGCAACCACCCCGGTTCCAACGCCAGCTGAATCAATTACAGTCACTTTGGGCGGTGCAGTATAACCGGTGCCTTTATTGACCAAGACAATGTTTTCAATTTGATTAAGGAAGTTGTTGCTCCAATCTTGATATACAGCAGTGGAATACAGTGGGCCATCAATTGCTGGATATTCTCCGCTTGGGCTTCTGAATCTGCCCAAGGCAGAGTCATAGTATGCTGGTAGATCAAAGTCACTAATCGCAGTGTCAGCTGGGTCAATTCCGTTGTAGGCGATTTTGTACTCGCGTATCTTGGTTCGATATGGCTTTACTTCGTCAATGTATTGTCGATAGTATGTTGTATTGTCTTTAATGTACACTGGGTATTGTTGCAGTTCTCTTATTTTGTGTAATACATTAACGAAACTGGTCTTGAACGCCCAGTCAACTGTTTTTTGTTCGCTGAGGATATATTTGATAGCAACAAATATCAATCGATTATAGTTGTCTAATAAGTCATCAACAAATATATTTTTTTCTAATCCAGTCAGTATGTTTCTGGTTTCTTGCGAGTAGTCTTTATCAAACGTGGTGGCATCAAATGCACCATTATCAAAACCTACACCGTTGACGCTGGTATCCCAAATTAGATTATTTAATTTGAGTGTTCCGCGCTCAACCGCAACCAATGTTGCAGAGTCAACTGTGGCAAATTGATATATTTCAAAACCGCTGGCCAAGTTATTTAATACCTTGACTATATCGCCATATTGTATGTTTAGTTTTTCAATATCTTTATATTCTGCCACGACATAATTGGGTACACTGCCCACGGTATAATCACTGCTGTACCATGTGTCAAAGTCCCACAATTTAGTTGTGTCGTATGATTGATTTTTTATCAATTGGTACTTGCCATTGATATCCAGTACACGCAATGTCCAGATATTAAAGTATTCGGAGTCGCGGCCAATCAGTACACGAAGCCCTACCAATAAATTACCCATGGCATCAAATTGATTAACATATGCCAACTGATCTAAATTTTCCACACGATAATCATATTCTGCAGTATTTGGTTCTGGGTCAGCATGGAACCAATTGGTTGAAACAAATTTGAGAGTATTTTGTAACTTGGTTGCCGCGGTAGTTGTTGCGAATACAGAATTTACATACTGAACTATGTTGTGCATGGCCGAGTTTTTATCTATCACCATGGATTGACGTGGTCGGAGAGACAGCCCAAGCTGTTGTGCTCGGGGCAATGAAATATCAGGAACCGATGCACCTGCACTATCAGTTCCGCTGAGACTGTCAACCAGCTTGTTGATAATCCTGGTAGGGAACGGAATTGACCCATTACCTTCTTGTACCAATTCAAATTCATTATGGATAATGTTGCTATTCATTATCTTTTCATAATTTACCTGTAACACTGTGGTATCTGCCGAAATATAATCTTGGCAGTTGATTAATCCAATGCTATGATCCGAAAGAATCGCAGCATAAGGTATGTTTTGTCCTTTGGGATCTGATATCAGATCTTCTATTGCCATGGTACTCAGAGTTCTATCACCTGTAGCAGGCACTGTTGGTATGCCTTTTACCCAATAATAATAGGTAGTGGTAATTATTCCAGTAGTTTGGTCTGCCCCATTGATCATTACATAGGCACTGTCATCTGCATGCAGCGGTGTACCTTTGTTTTTGCCAAATTTAGAATACTTACTGGGTAATACAGTACTGGAAATCCACTCGTATACAGAGATTACACTGCCTGGGAATAATTTACCCCAATTTTTTAATCGGTAGCTTAGATCTTCTTGTTCGTAATCAATGAATCTAGCAGTATCCAAGTTCCACCATGTTTTACCAACCTGTGCGCTGTTCCAGTGATACTCATCATTCAGTGTACGATCAATCTTTGTCCCGGCATTGTAGCTGGCTGGATCCTGGCTGGATTTATAATCAAGTGCAGATTCAGCAGCACCAAATATTTTACCCTTTGCCGGATCAATATAATCCAACGGTGTCAGTGTTTTATTCTCAACGCGATTGTATAAGTGTACCCCAGTTATTCCGTTTACATCTACACTGGGCATCTGTTGCCGCGACAATACCCATCCTTTGTCGCCGCGGGCATTTGTGAATCTATAAACTTCACCAGAATTTGTTCCTTGTGGCAGCAAATTGTTATCGTGCATGGCTGATCCTATCAACATGGTACCAGCATTGAAATCAATTCCACTGCCAAACCCATCGCCTATCAGTAATTTTGGTGCTGTGAATTCTTGACTGAATCCAAATGTGCCATATGGGTCAATGTCGGCCACTGTGGAAGACAAGTAATCATATGCATAGACTACACCGGTTCCCATGGTATAGTCTATGAATCTAGTGCTGTCGCTATCAAATGTTGTTGTTTTACTGTCTAGGTATGCATACTCTGTTGAGGATCCACCCAATGCACTGATCAACAGCGTTTCGGCGTCCTGCGAAATACACAAGCGAGTACCAAATCTGTCTCCTTCAGACGATGTCAGTGGTTTAACAATCTTTTGTGTTGCTTGAAAGATTGAAATTCCCAATTGATTGATTAGGTCGCCAGTCAATGGCACAATATCTAATCTATTATAGATATTGGTAATAGATGATGATATCAATATATTGCCGTCACTGACCCTGGCTGTAACTCCTAGTATTGCAGCAGAGTTTACTGCTGCTGCAAAATCAGGCAAGGATCCGCCAGCAAATATCACAGCAATTCCATTTATGCCCATGGATCCTGCTGTTAATGTGGAAACTGTTGGGCGGCCGATAACCTGACCCAGCACCAGGCCAGCATTGACAAATCTAAATACAGCACCACCAGAATACCCAGAATAACTGTATCCGGGCGCACCAACATAGACACTGCAATCGTTTGGACAAATTTCTACACTGACCCCGACTCTGCCACGATAGGTGGCAGAGTCAGCTGCAAGTTGCTGCATTAATTCTGGGCCATTACCGGTATTTTTATAAACATAGGCAGCACCGGCATATATCACTTCATTTGCTGTGGCGTCCGGGGCGCCCACAACCAACATCTTTCCAGTTTTTTCAGTTCTAACACTGTAACCAAACACCGAATTTGTCACGCCTTGTATGGTGCTGATGTAAGAATAATATGATCTCTGGGTCACTACCAGGAAGTCGTTGAACCCTGTATTGGTAAGTTCGGGTATTATATCATTGGCATAAATTGAGTCTGGTGATAACACCACTGTGTTACCTAATATTGTGTAATCTGTTCCAAGTGTTAACAGTGCATCTTTATAATAAACTGCGATACTGTTGGCATCGGTTATGGTATAAGGAACACTGTAGTGTGTTATGCTTGGGCTGGCGCTGAATGCTTTTGTCCTAAACTCATAAGTTTGCAATTGATACGCATGAACTTTGTCTGCCCCAGGACTGCCCACATACAACCAACGACCATTTCGACTGGCTGCAATGCTGAACCCAAATTTTGCACCTGCGGTGGGATTGGGCGAATTGATATATTGCACCGGTCGTATGTATGTGTCGCCAACTTGAGAATACACAACCACGGTTCCGGTTTTATTGTTGGAATTTGGTGCACCGGATATGATGTGTAGGTCAGTATAGTCAACACTGGTTCCCAATGCAGTCAAATCAATATTGTTTATTGGCAGTATTGGTATTTCTTTTTTAATGCTGTCATTGTTGAATACATGCAAGCTGCCGCGGTGATTGAACTCACCGGGACTGCCAATGACCAGTGTATCCCCACGGGGATTGATTCTAACCGATGTGCCGAATAGGAAATTGGGCCCGTGCTGATATTTTTCTATTTCTATGTTGTCATTCAGTTGCCATGGACTTTGCTTTTTGTAAACTGCCCATAGACCTTGATGATCAGCATCGACCCAGGTCAAATCTCCATCCTTCCATGTATGCAACGGAGTTGCAGCGGCAATATACTTTGGAGATTCAAATCTCAAAGAGTGCAATGCCAGTAATACGCCGGTGCCGGTCAATGCAGCGGCTTTCAACAGTTTACTTATTTCAGTAGTGGTTGCAATAGTAAATGACCTGCTGTCTAGTGTTATACCAGTCACAGTGTGGAACCCATCAATAATTGAATTGAATTGTTTTACGATAACTGTATCGCCAATTGCAAAGCCGTGTTGATTTTTTGTAGTCACTGTTGCAGATAAATCCAAAGAATAAGCCACACTGACCACAGTGTTGTTAGTTTCATTTACGCGATAGATATCCCAGTCACGATTGGTGCTTTTGGCTACCCATATGGTGTATCCGCTGTTGATATTGGACAAGTTGGACAATAAAGAACCATATGAATTACCATCAAATACTGTAGCATCAACATCATTTAAATTTACATAACCGGCGGTTTGTATATCATTACTGCGGTCAGTGTTGGCATTGCGATTGAGGAATTTAACAGGGCCCGGTTGGAACGGCCTAGAATATAAATTTTTATCTTTAACTGATACCATGCCCGGGACGACAGACCGATCATTATTGTCAACAATGGTTATGCCCAATTGTGTGGTTGATGGCCAAGCATCACTCAGCTGTATTCCCACACTGTGGTTGCTGTCTTGTGCTCCATATTCACCAACACGAAGACCCCATTCTTCAAAATAAGAAATATTGTTTTGTAAATTGTTGAACGAAGTATTTTTTAATGCATCAATGGCATTCTTGGTACCTTTTTCTTTAATATATCCTTGATAGAATTTAATTTGACTGGCTGTGCTGACTCCAAGGTCATTGAGATAGTCCCTGCTGCGAAATCCAATCAAGCCGGAACTGAACTGCTGTGTCTGTTCGTCAACTGTGCTGTTGTCTACATCATAAGCAGCAATTGATTTGGCTGCATTGGTAGCAAAGTTAGGCAGTAAACCAGTGTTGATAGAAGACTTGTTGATGGTTCTCCAGCTGGTTACAGCAAATGTATTGGCTGCTACCAAATCAGTCAGTGCAACATAGTAGGCATTTTTGTACACAACAATGTCGCCTTTGAGATAATCTTTACCGCGATGCCATTCATCAACCTGTGTTGAACTGTATACAAATCCCGGCGCACTCAATGATCCGTCCCAGTCATTTGTTTTATTACCTACCAGTTTGATACGAAATTGTCGACTGCCCAGTTCAGGCAGATAGACCACATCGTTGAATATAGTATTATTGTCAAATATCAATACATGCTCAAATTGCACTAGATCCAATTCGGCATAGGCAATGGTCTGTGCATTGGCTGTTTGTATTGTAAAATTTCCAGCTTGACGAAAGATCACTAAGTTATTCTTTTTAATTACAGAAAAATTAGGATCTAATATTTTGCTTCCCAGCGGCTCGTTGGTAATTTCGTCAACTACTGAAAACTCACTTATCAAATTGAGTTTTGAATTACAAGGGCTCAATATCAACAAGCTGCCGGTCTTCCAGCCTTGCAGGGTCCATGTAAGGAATTCTTGTGCGCTCACTACCCAATCTTGCACAGCACCTAGGTCTTGATTGTATTGGTCAAATATAAATCCTTGGCTGTTTAAAAATCTCTGATAGCTTACCAAGAAGTCCACCACCTGCTGCCTTGATGTAAATTCATATCCGTATGGTACTGTTAATTTACTGAATTGATATGTTTTGTAAATGGTTGCACTGATATCTTGCACAGCAATTGAGTAGCTTTCGCCGCTGGTATTGCTGGGAATAATAGTGAAGTATGGAGATGCAGTATCGTATCCAGTCACTGTGTAACCGGATGGGGATTTCTTAACTATGACTGCACTGTATACCACTCGATCTGTTGGCACACTCTTGTTGAGTTGAATTTTGTAATTCTGATCAGGAATTATAATTGATTCATTCATACTGGTGGGACTGTATTGATCAGCCAGTGCTGTGAGATACTTCTTATCAGTGAATCCCGCAACACGGTATGCCAACTGTATATCAAAATTATCTAATAGAGTTCGTATCTTGGTTGGCGCAGATATGCCCAGGCTGATCAAATAGTCCCCGATGTAATTGATATAACCTGCGGTACGTGTCATTACATCATTTACAACTTCACCTTGTATTGTAATTCCTGCAGGAGTTATCCTGCCACCCATGATTGACTGTTGATATTGATTCAGTAGCGTATTTTTTGCATATACACTTGTATCAAATAGTGAAGCAAAATACACGGCTGGTTTCATCAATGCAACTGCTTGTTGCAGCGCAAACGGATACTCGCTGCTGCGGCGCCAGGCTGTTTCGGCCGGTGCGCCGTCGCCAATGGCAAAATTATCCCCGGCGCGGCCGCTGTTAAATTGTTTAGCAATCTTTCCCAACGGTGGTACCAAGTTACCGTGCTCATCGGCCGGTATCACTGACAGTAATCCAGGACGTGCATACTTGCGGTGTACACCAGCACGTTTACCTTGTTGTATCTTTCCTGCTGCCAGGTCGTCCCATAGCAATTTATTTTCTGATGTATACGGACCCGGTCCATATACACTGTTCCACCATGCAGGCTCATCAGTGAATCCCAGCATTTCCCATGGGCAAGAGTGTGGTTGATCAGTGTCAAAGAAATACTGATAAATTCCTCTCCAGTAGCCAGGGAGTGGTTGATCGTATAACACATCCGTGCTGGTTTTGTAGTTGTAGCTAAAGGGATTATTTGATTCAAAGAAGCTGTTGGATGAGATGTCAACCTGATTGGTACCAGACCACTTCAACAATGAAGCTTGTATGATGTTGTTGAATTCGTCAAGCGAGTAATCTGTAGGTTTAAATCTTCCCGGGATATAATCACGCACGTCAACGGCCAACTGCTCGTGATCTATTTTGATATTGTTGTATATCCTGGTTTCCAACTCAAGCAAAAATAAATCTCTAAAATCACCAAAGGCCAGGGTAATACTGCCGTCATGTCCACGAATCACTTGTTGAGGATCAACATAGGTATCATCTATGTATAGCTTTGGCATGAATTTGGGATATAGTCCCAATTTGGTAGGAGTCTCAGGTATATAATTTCCATCGGTGTCATACTCGCGAATCTCTATCACTGATCCGGTCAGTAAATATACTGTATTTTTAATGATAACTGATGGCCTATCAGTGGAAAACTCATAATCCACACCGTGCGTTAATAATTTTTTTCCATTATAGACCATTACTGCGCGACTTTGTAATTTATTAGCATCAAAGATACTGTTAATTTTGAACTGACGATCGCGCGGATTAATGACCGAGTAGTGTGTAGAACTGTACTGGCCGTAAGGTACCATATCGCTAAGGTACCATGGGAACGATGGATTTTTTGCTGCGTTGATTGTTTCTAGAATTGTGTCAATAGCACTGGACGGATCATTATAATCTAGCCCAGGTAGAGTCACTGCCACTTCTAAAAATTTATTTTTAAATTTAGTATACTCCCTGCGAGCATAGTCAATTCCATTTATGAAATTAACTTGTTTTGATATTAAAAACAGACTGGCATATATTGTAGGTGCTGCCGATTGTAGGATATTACCGCCAGACGACTTGATGTTGATGTCTCGAAGATTACTGTCGCCGGGCAGTTGACCTGTCAGGTGCAGTGCATTTTGGCCAGTCAGCGTCACGTGATTTCTAAGTTGTCCTAGTGACATTGATGTCACATCAACATTTTTACTGTTATAGTTTAAATTATCAGGAATTTGATAATAGCCAACTGTGCTAGATTTGGCACTGTTAAAAATCAATATATCAATATTATCGCCGGCAATTACTACCGATTTGATATGTATAGTATTGACTGCACCAATTTTTACAATCTCATAAGCAGAGGTGGCCAACAATGCATTGTTTACGTAAACTTTTAATGTGGGAATATTAACAGCGGGGTCTGGTAAAATATCTATTGCAAAATAATTGGTATCGCCGGGTGCTATTGTATTGATAATTTGATATTGTCTACTGGGTTCTATGCACGTGGTCCAAGCAGTGCGTGGAGTAAAATCAGTATAAGATTTATTTTCGCGCAGATAACCCAAGTTGATATTTTTAGTTACAAATGCATCATTTACCAAATACTTGAATTGATCAAGATCAAAATTATTACTGAACAATATGTCTGCTGTGGAATTGAAATTCCTATAAGTCAACGGAAATCCCAATACTGTATCGGGGGTACCGGAGCCAACACTGTAAGAAAATATACTGGTACCTGCAAATTCGCTTGACAGATACACTGGATCACTGAGTGATCTTCCCTGCATGTCAAATACATCAAATTTTGGTGGTTGATTAATGCTGCGCTTTTGTTGTGCCCGATTCCACACTGCACCATCGTACCAAAACGTGACTCCTTTATTTGGGCCACCGGCGGACACAATAGTGTCTTGACCAACCAATACATCAGCTGGGTCTGTGGATACAATCAATTGTATTCTAGGATCTCTATAGTAAAACTCTGCATTGATTACAGGTTCAGCTGCATTTGCTTCCAGCCGTAATTTCGTATCATTGACAATAAAGGCCACAGTGCCTAGATATTTTCCATCTAGATCATACATTGCGCCGCCTACTTTTAAATCGGTTGTGAACATGGTATTGATACCATATACATAATTGTTACCAGTAGGTGCAAGTAGTTTAACATCAAAGTTATTGAACTCGGTTGGTGTATACGGGGTTGTAAAATGTATCAAGTAGTGACGCGATCCCAAGTCATCAATTTGAGTTATTTCCCCAACTGCGCCCGAGCCCGGATAATCTAAACCAAATACTTTGATAGCAGTTAAAATGTTCGTTGAGCCAAGCACTTCCCATGTATATCTGGTAGCAGCAGTGGGGTCGGTGTCCAGCACATTCTTTACTGGATCACTCACGCTGGCAAAGTTGATTATGGCTGATTCAATTGAAATCTGTCCGTGCCCTTTGCCATCATAGTATGAATCCTTGGCAGAATTATCTTGCAGCGAATACTGCACACGATATATCTGTGTGCGAACCAATGGGTCAAGATCCGCTGCAAATAATACACGCTGGCCTTCCTTGTAGTCAATTCCGTTTACTGTCAGCGATCTACTGTGTTGAATTGCATTGCGATAGCTGTTGGCTTCCACTCTGATATCAAATCCCATCTGATATTGTGACAATGTCAGTACATTGCCAAAAATACTATACTGGTCTGGTGGTACCAACACGCCGCCTGCGGTGACTGTAATTGTATCGTTGCGGTCGGGAGTAAAATTCAATGTGTAAACTAACCCTTGATTAACAAAATCAACCTGGCGTGTATGTAAATCGCCAAACGCATTAATGGTGGTGGTGTCAATAATATCTGCAGGAGATTTTCCAACCCGGCCGTTGTTGAATAATTGTATGCTGGGCTCAAATTCAATTATGGGCCGTTGTGCTCTTGTGGCCTGTTCAAATGTGGCAACTGTGTTATTGTATGCAGCAGCGGCTGTGATCACATCAATGTGAAACCAGCGATTTTGGCGCGCCCATGCATTCAGATCAAGAGATCCGCGATTGGACACCACATAGTCTGGCAAAGGCGGGCCTTTGAAGGGTTCGTCCCAATTGCCGCTGGCATAGGGAACATGGTCCCACGGCACCTGCCCTGCTTCTGCTAGACCTGGCTCAGGAAACGCCAAGTCATCAAATTTTACTAGAGTTATATTGCGCCCAACTCCCTCAACCACGTATATGGTATTTGCATATTTTGTTGGAATAACGGAACTGTCAAATTTGACCATTAATCCATTGGTGAATACCACCCCGGCAGGACTGGTATAACCGGTACGACCAAGTATGTCTTCCTCAACGTCAATTGATTTTACAGCATTGTTTACCAAGTCAATGGTACCATATGCATTTGGATTTGATTCGTCTTGGTAATACAAACGATCAAGATTGCTGGTCAATGGTGGTATCTGCTCCAGCTGCCCTGCATTGTTGTAAAACTCTGTACCAATATTGGTTTCGCCCGATCTGATATAGACACGAGTATCTACAGGTACAGTGCGAACAATCTCCAGCTGTATGAAATCTGTGTCGTCGCCATTGGTGACCAATTGTATCCTATAGATTTTAGTGTCATTGGATGACAAAAATATTATAGTTTTGTAGTTGGGACTGGTGATACTGCCATCAATCCCAGTGGGCAACTTGCTGAATCTATGTCCTCTGATGTCATCAATTGATTGTGTAGTTGCATAATCAACAGCCCCCAATATTGGCATCTTTAAAAAATTATCTTGCGCAGTGTCCAGCGGCACACTGAATTCAACAGTGCCATGTTCGGTGCCATTGTTGCTGACTCCCAGTATATCTCTGGTACTGATTGCCGGTTGTGATCTTTTGAATCCTGTAATGCCCGGTTCGGTCTGAATCCAAATTCGTGCTCCGGGGCGATTGGTGTAAAACTTATATAGACCGCCGCGCACCAAAGTCAACGCTGGATTATTTCCCGCCTGATTCTGTATATTGAGTAACTTGGTATTGGTATCAGCTGACAGGATAAAAGTCTGTTGACTGTTGACAATTGCAGATGTCACAACAACTGGATCTATACCGTTGGGTAACCAATAGTATTGACTGTAATTGATAAATTTGTCAAAGTCAAACAGCCCGTCGTATGTGTACATTTCAGACTGAAAAAGTCTGTCATGGTTTGATGTTTTGGCATTGTAATATTTTAATTTATTGATCAAATCTGTGTAGCCACTGTATTGATCTATAGATCCATTAACAGCCTTTGTTATTACACTAGGCTCAAGTTGATAGTTTGTACGATCAGCTGTGGATTCGGCAATATAATTATCTTTGAATTGATATGTTGGGGCAAACTTGCGACCAACATATCCATTGAATCTAACAAAATTAGGCTCGGATAGCAACTGATCCAGTGTGGCCGATAGGAATTTACTGTTGGTGTCGGATTGGAATATTTCAGGAAGAAATTGTAATGTTCTACTAGTGGCCATATATTAATTTAGTCCCATGTTGAGTTGGGCTGCGGATAATGATGAGATGATCTCCACGTTTTCAACTGTGGCTGCACTGATAATGATTTCGTAGGGATTGGCGTTGATCTGATATAAATTACCAAAGCCAACGTTGGCATTTGCAGGTACTATCACTATAGATGCAATGCTTGGTGTCAAGACTTGGTGTAGATATGCACTCAATTCACTGAAATAGAATCTTTCTCCAAAGTCCCAGTTACTGATATCAAAATAGGTATTGATGGCATTGATAACACTGGATTTGATGTCGTTGTCACTGGTTGCAATAGCTGAATTTTTTACCACTTTGAATATTGCCTGTAGGCTGGTATCGGCCTTCTTACCAAATATAGGTTTAAAAATTGCGCTGTTAAAAATAATGGTATCACTGATGCTGCGTTGATCATTTAATGAATCAAACTCTGCAGATAATTCTTGTGTTGTTGGCGCCACGGGCTTGACTACTTTGTTGCTGGTATCCTGTATCCAATTTTTATAACCGGTCCAATAAGATGATGTCAATAGATAGATATCGTTGATATTGCTGCTGCTGGGATCAATCCTTCTATTACTGGGACTGTTGTGTTTGTACTGAAATGATAAACTTTGTCGTCCAATACGTGCCACATAATCGGCTCGAACATCCAACATCATTGAACTGTTCAATTGATAGAATACATTATCTGTTGTTGCATAAAATAGTTGTCCAGGTAAGAAGGTACGTCTATTTGCTTGTATATCTGCACGAGTGGCATATCTACTGAATACCAATTTGGTGTCAACAGACACAGTGTCCTGAAATCTATCGTATCCAGGTACTACCTGAAAGTAGACAAATTTAGCAGTGGGATTCACAACAGGTGCCACAATGGATTCAAACAATACAGGATTAGTTGGTATATTGTCGCCGTTGTCATCTTGGAAAGTTACTAGTATTTTATCGCCACTGGAAAGTCCATCACTTCCAACAACAGGCTTGTCAATGTACCAAGTGTAGTCGTACCCTAGTGGAGCAGCACTATCTGCTTGTGAGTTGACTTTCAACACTGTGATTTGATCATGCAAAACTGTGCCGGTTTTTGTGTCGTATGTTTTATTTTTCTTATCAAAGAAAAATGTAGTTTCTCCGGCACTTTGGAACACATATTCCAATCCACGATAGTATATGGTGTACGCAGTGTCAGAAAACATGGCTTTGATCAACCAACTGCTGTCCAGCCCAGTGGCACTGTCGTTACCTTGATTTTCTAGACTAAAATTTTCTGTGCCAAGATTTTCTTCTGTGATAACTGCCCAGTATTGCTTTGTGCTGTCGTATCGAATGCCAAATGTTTTAAATCCCTGCATCAAGGCCACTATGGTATTTGTAAAAGTACTGGTAAAGTTGTTTTTAAATATTGGATACACTGCGCCCACTAGACAGCCAGTTGGTATTTTAATATTCAACGCCACTGGGCCAATACCAGATGTAAAATTACCAAGATTATTGTTGGTGCCGTCGCCAAATACTTCAGTGACCCCGGCATAGATAAACAAGTGGTCTGTAATCAAGGATGGTGTTCCGGGCAATAGGTTATTGTTGACATCAAAGTAGTAGCCTGCAGGAGCATCAAACCTAATGATGGCACCTTTTCTTATATAGCCAGCTGGGTCCCCGCTGCCAACGCGACCGGCGATTGCCAATGGTTTTAGATTTCTTGTAAAGTACCCGGTGGCACTGTTTGATCCCACTGTGCTTAAATTCCATGCACAGTTGGGCACTGCGTATGCGGAATAGTTTGCATAGTACAGATGCATCATTTCTGTGGATGCAATAATTTCGGCCACCAGCTGCTGATTAATCATGTTGACAATATCAGCATTGGAGAACGACATGGATTTAAAATTGCGCACAAAAGGATTTGCATAAACAATGCCATCAATGGCAATCACGTTGGTACTTGAAAATTTACCTGTTGTGTCCAGTGTGTCTAAAAACCTGCTCAGTCCCGAGCTGGTACGGTTAATGCTTTTGACTTTGATAATATTAGTAAAGCTGGTGAAAGGAACTATGTTGTAGTCCTCACCTGTTATCATGCGATTTTGTGTATAGTATGTTTGCGGCGCACGTTGGCGTATCTGTTCCAGTGTTTCGCGACTGGTTGCATTGGCCACCGAATACTGCAAGCTGGCACGTATGGTCAGAGTTTCTGCACGACCGGTGCGACTTACATACTGAATAGCCACTGTGATGTTTTGCATTTCATCAGGTGTAATCTTATAAGTCAGGCCGGTACTGCTGCGATAGTAAAGTCTATAATTGCCTTGAGGGATATTGGCAAAGCTGCCATCACCAAATACTAGATCAATTTGATCGCCAGCACGACTATTGATCTGGTAAAGATTTCTCTGTGATTGTTTTGTATATATTACATTTACCCCGGCCACAGCAGGTACACTGGTCCATAGTTTATTTACAGCACCATTGGGATCTATGTCATACAACCATACATCGGTGTTGTTGACATTGCCGTTATTAAAACTTTGAACTCTGTTGGGTATACTACCACTAAAGGAAAAATCTTGGCTTGCCAACGAACCCTGCTTGAAGTAAACAAAAAATCCAGTATCGTTTGATCCGTTGCCATAGTTGTCGTTGCGATATAGGATATTAAAAAAATTATTGGTTCTTGGTGCTGCTTCGTATATATAACTTTTGCCCAGGCTGGTGGCACTGACTGCTTCGAATGTCATACTGACCCCTTCGATGGCCTGTTCAAATTGATATGTATTCAACACATCGGGTATGATGTTTATACTGTATTCTTCTGTACGAACACCATCAATTGTTTGTGTGTTTCCGGGTTTGCCAATTACCTGACTGGTTGATAGTCCTGCATTGATCACTGTGTTAAATTGTTCTACCCAAGCATCGTTGGTACTGTCGTTCCAGTTTACAACCACGCCGGTTAAGTTAAGCCCATTGCTGTCATAGACAGCTTCGCTTGTGCTTACACTGTCAATTTTAAGTAGGCCGCTGGCTGATATATTGCGCTTGGGATTATAGCTGACCAAGCGAGCCAATTTAAGTATACTGTCCCGGCGTTCAGCAGTGTCTATGTAGTTTTCGCGGGCGTTGAGGTCTGCTCTAAACGCCAGGCTTTGACCCATGAACGCAATCAAATCGATCAAGGCAATATACTCGCTGCTTTCGGTAAAATCGTTAAAGTCCTCAGGATAGTAAGTCTTGAGGTAATCAATCATACTCTTGCGCAGAGTTTCAAAGTCGTAACTAGTGAAGTCTGCTTCTTGGAAGGTCTGATAGATCTTCTTCCAATTTTCAGCCACTAATAAACTGTTTTGTCTTGTATTAATTGCCATTCTATGTCCAGTATCTAATATTTATGGTGCGCATAATACACATACTTAATTGACCATAGATGCTGCGTTTGTCTGTTGATTGAAATCAATATACATTTGTGCAGTTTGATTGCTTGGGATATAGGTTATTTCCAATGCCAATTGTATCCCGTGTTCGTACTGCGTCACAGTAACTTGATTCAATGCCAAGCGTGGATCTGTTTGGGCTATGCGTGTTATATCGTCGACTATTTGCTGCTTGGTCTCGGATGTAAATGGTTCAAACAGCATGTCCCATACTATGGTACCAAATTTGGGATTCATCAACTTTTCGCCCTTGCGGATGTTAAAATTATTAAAAAGGTCCTGCTTGGCCAGCTCAAAATCTGTGAGACGGAATTTTTTAAATCTATTATAGGTGCTGAATCCGCGGTAAGTGCTCATACTGTATTTAACCTTATGCTGTTTTGGGTGCAGCCAGCACATCCACAGCGTAGCGTCCCATGTTAAAATAGGTGGTGCCCGTGGTACCATTGGCATCTGACCCACCACCGGTGGTGCGCCAGGTCTTGGATCCACCGGCACCCAACAGGTGAGCGGCTGCTATTGCTCCTGCTACTGTACACTGATCGTCGCCGGATTTGATGCCACCGGTGCGATTCAATTGGTTATAGTTTGCTTGTAACAGATTATACATGGCTTTTTCTTGAAAAGCACCATTTTTCAAGAATGCCTGCTTGGAATCAATGCCCTCGTTTTGTGCTTTGGTAGTCCAGCTGCTGGTCTGGTCCAGGCACCGGTTACCAGCCAGCTTGAAAGCGTCTGGCTTGATATAACCTTGATCCACCAGGGCTGCGGCGCCCAGTTGATATTTGCCCATAAAGTTGTATTGATTTACTGATGCATAATTGAATCCGCTTTCGTTCCAGCCCAACTGTGTCATCAAGGCCTTGGTTTGTGTCACACTTAGCGGACCAACTCCGCCCGGAGGATTTGGATTGTCTGCCCTATCAATATAGGACTTATTGACTGGATTTTTCACCCCTGCGTTTGCAGCAGCTACAGGGCCCGGGTCTGTTGGCTTGGATCCGCCTTTGCACTCTACCACAGGTAAATTTTTCGCAGGTGGTGCACCCGATGTTACCCCAGCACCAGGAATCTTAGGTACTGCAGATGCAGCGCCACCGCCACCGCCACCACCGCCAGGTGTAGGAGTTGCATTTTGTCCGTCGGTGGCCACTGTGTAGCCTGCTAATGTAGTTTCCATGTGCAATTTCCACGGCTCATGTGTGGGTGCAATTGGTACTATGGTATGCAATGCTTCGTCGACACTTTTCCAGACATTGCCTTCTTGGCCAGTGTCAGGTAATTTATTTACTGTCAGTGCCTCGGGACGCTGTATACCAACTGCACCGCCTTCGTTTAATGTCAGTTGGGTACCAGTCAGAAACAGCCCGGTGGTACCATTAAAAGTCCCGGTGCCGGTTGCATTTAAATTCAGTGCTCCGCTACTGCCAATACCAACTGTGCTGCCAAACATGGTAAGTGTTTGTCCTGCATTGATGTTCATGTCTGTGGACTGTAGATTGAATGCTTTGCCAGCACTGATGTTCAAGTTGTTTCCTGCATTGATATTGATGTCGTTATCGGCATGCAGATTTATATCTGATTGTGCTCGAACGTTCACACTACTGGTGGTATAGATATTCATATGTCCCGGACCAGTAAGCTCGATCCATGCACTTCCATCACTGTTACCAATATATAAAATATGCTCGCTGTCATTCATCAGCAGCTGGTGACCGCCGCTGGTTCGTAAACGAATCAATCTATCTTTGTCTTGCCAGTTGCCGTCGTCCATGACAAATTGATGGCCACCTTTTCTTCCGCGGATAGCATAATCTTTTTCGTATAAGGTACCGTTTTCGATATCAGCCAGCAGTGCCGGGGTAACCGGTGGGTCTTTAATTGCACGACCAGGTGTACTGATACCAAACACTGCACTGGGCATTTCCCGCTGACTACTGCTGGATATTATTCCTCGAATGTAATCTTCGTGTAGTCCTTGAGCAATCAATACCTTGACATGTTCCTCATGTATGGGCTTGGGCAAATTGACAAAATTTGCCCAGTCAATATCTTGATTTTCATTGAACTCGGCAACCACAGTGTCATTGGGGCTCTTGGGGTATACTGATGCCACGATTGGATCATCAATTTGACTTGTGTCTACTTTTGGACTGCCGGCCATGCCTGGAACCATGTGATGCCCGATTGTGTTTGGTACACAGGCAAACCAAAATCCACGGTTGGCATCACCAGCGACAAACGTACACAGCACAAAATTGCCTATATCCGGAGGAACAAACCACATGCCGTATGTGTGTTTTACTTTTTGGAATGCATTTTGTTCATTGTCGTCATGGTAGGTACTGCCAAAAAATGGACTAGCATAACTGACTGTGCGCCAGTTTTCTACTTTTTCTTCTTGCCCTGCACCCAGGTCCGGAATCCATACCTGCAATCGGCCAGATCTGGTGGGATCTAAATTATTTTTTACCTTGGCTATAAATGGACCAGGATCTGATCGTATTGATGACTCTTCGCGACGGAAATGCGCTGGAGGCAATTTACTTATTCGTTTATCTCTCATGGAGTATTCCTACCAGTAATAGAAGTTGTTGGGGCATTGGCTACCGATTGTTTTAATTGCAATGCACTGTCAGCTGCCTGCTGTGTATTTGCATTGGGTCGGCTACTGTTGGTGGCTGTCTTATTGACATTTTCATCATTTGCAGACTGCGCTGCGGGTGCTGCACTGGCTGGGTTTGATGTAGGCTGCTGATCAGCTGGTGTTTTGGCCTCGGGTATTGTTTTTGGCGCCTCGGCTCGGATAGCAATCTCACCACCAGACAAATTGGGACCTTCTGGATCCTCTAGATTATCAAATATACGAACCAATTTCATAGTTTGTATAAATTGTCCAGCTTGGAAATTGTTATCTACAGTTAAAATTTTATATATACCACTGAATGCCGCAGTGGTGTATCTAGTATCGGTTATCATAAATCCAGTGGCAGGATCAAAATCCACTGGAGTCTTAAAGGTTACTTTGACATACCTATCAGTATTGTCAAACATCACGCTGTTATGTGGGTCAAGCAGCTGACCGGGGCCCTGATAAGGATTTGTTTTCATGTTAAAGAAAATGTCATCCTGTTTGATCAGTTCGGGATCTCCGATGATTTTTAAATCCAGATTTATCATATCACCATTACTGCTGCTGAGACTGGATTTATAAAAGTCATTGACCAGCACAGCTTTGGTATCCGGCATGCTGGTATTGGGCACGTCTGCTTGACCTGATACCAGTTTGACCTGGTGATTTTGAAACAATATACGATTTTGATTCTCGGCCGAGTTTATAGGTTTCTTTTTTGTCTTTTTTGGTTGTGTAGAGACTTGTGCTGCATTTCCACGATCAATACTGATTGTGGTAAAAAATATAGCATCAAAGTGTATATCAAAATTGATTATACTGTCATTTTTTCCCGAGTAGATATAATCGTATTGTTTAACAATTTCCTTGGGCTGGGATTGCGGAGCATGTGGAAATTTTGAGTTGTACAGCGAAGTTGGATACACATGATAAGTGATTTTTTTACTGTACACATCTCTAATCATGTCAAAGTCTGATATTTCTACAGTACTGGTAATTCTATACCAATTGAGAGGATTACTGGTATCCGATGTTGGATCAATTGGTGGGTCCTCTGCAGGATCTGTTATCTGATCCCGCACGTACTTGCTGCTGCGCATGACTAAATTTATAACTTCCACAATGCTGGTACCGGCAGCAATGCTGAAACTTGACTCTTTGAAATTGATACCCAGTCCGGTGATACCTGCTTTGGCCCGGATAGCCTTGACCGGGTCTATCAGCTCGGTCCTAGAAGTTGGATTCTTTTTAGGAATAACTATTTCGGAATTTAATATGTCAGGATGTATATCAAATACATATGTCTCTGGGTGTTTTTGATATTTGTTTTTAACCAGTTGTTTTTGATAACTGTTCATGGCCGCAGTATAGCTACCAACTACATACGGACTATCTTTGACTGCTTGACTGATTTCGGCTTGAGATTTTTGTAGTGCTTGTACTCTGGCGGTGTTGGGGGTTGATTTTTTTTCCTCTTCACTTATTTCTTTTTTAGTTTGATCTTCGCGCTCTTGGTTGGCGGTGTTTACTGCCACTATGCCCGAAGCCTGTCCTGCAGATCCCTTGATATCAAAGAATTCTTTTACAGTCTTTACGTTGACTTCAAAGTTTGCAGGAGTACTGGCGTTGCTCTCATCAAATGCACTCTGATTAAATGGCGATGCTTGTATATCATATTCGGCACCTTTACTGGTGACTTTTACTTTACAACTTAATATCTTGATAGGTATATATTTGGTTTGATTCAGTATCGGTGACATAGGCTGTCCCGATTCCGTGTTGCCAACAAAATCTATTTGCAGCATGTAGGGTATTTGCGACCAGCTGTGACAGCTGGTCTTGGCTGCTGCCAACCAAAGACGATCCAAGAAAGTAACACCATAGGGTTCTATCAAGGTAAAGGTTAGATTGATCATGTTGCTATTTTTAGATTTGCTGTTTAACCCATTCACGGTTTGCATATTCAAATTTTCAAAATAGAAATCTTCATTGAAGTAAGGATTCCTGGCATAAATGTCCGAGTTGCGTTTGCCGCCGCTGGCCACCAGTACCGTGCCCATGCCGCCACTTGTAGCAGTGTACGGAGCACCGTTCATGATTTCATTCCATTTTTCCGGGGGTACGATGTGCAAACTCAGGCTATAGGTATAATCTGGATACTTGAATAGTGGGTTGGGTCTGGCTGTGCTGGCATCAACTATGCTGATCTTGGATAGTTCTTTTGTAGAGTCCGAGCTAGCCTGCTCATTTGATCTTGCTGCTGATTGACTTGGCGGTGTGGCCATATTTACTTTCTTGACGGTTACAGGCCCAAGGCCACTGTTAGAGTATTTTTTGTAGGAAGAAAAATGGTAGTACCTGTTGCAAAATCAAACAAAGGATCCACCAACACATTGGGATTACGACTGGCAAACACCCACCACAGTGTGGGGTCGTTGTACAAGTCATATGCCAGCAGTTGTGGCTTGTACTCGTATATAGAATCTATTACATATCTAATATCGCTGGTATTTTTTGGTATAGGCCTAGGTGTCATTACATCAAGGAAACGACCAAACTGCTGCGTAGCATAATATGGACTTGTTTTTGAATAAGCAGACATTAGATAAATCCTTTATCCAGCATTTTGCCCTTGGCAAAGTTTTCAAGATCAAATGTGCTGACTGTTTTGCGACTATAGATCGGTTGCAGCGTGACCTGTATCTGGCTTGATGTAGGCAACCTGGTAATACCACTGGTGGTGGCAGCAGTTGCCCCATTGCCACTGCCACTGCCACCACCGATACCGGGAATTTGAACATAGTCAACATCGGCACCCATGGTATGCGAAAATGCAGTACACACGCAAGGCACATGCGGTAGATAGTACTTGCCGTAACCATCAAGGAACAGCAAGGGCGGGGGGTTGCCCATATGGGTGCTGGCTCCATAGAACATTTTTGTAGCAGCCCTGAAGAAATAAATACAAGCTAATAGATATTGACCATCTTCAACACTCTGTACTGTAAAATCACCGGTTATTGATATCCCAGCAACTTCGCTGCTGTCATAAAAATGTGATGCATAATTGCTGTGCGTGAGTTTTTGTGCTGAATAACCAGCACTGAAGCTGGTGGTAATACTAGGAGTATAGGGAAAAATTACCCCGTGAGTTTTTGTTAGTGGATCTAGGACACCGCCCGGATTTTGATACAGTAGGCCAGAATTTGCGCCCACACTGACTTTTACCCGCCAGTCATCAGTCTGAATGTTTGCGCCATCAAAATTGATTCGAGTTTCGGAGTTGACAAAGGCCTGTCTCAGTTTCAATGTGGCATCATCAACAACCCGGGATATTTTTCGACGAGCGGTTTGAGCAAGGTCGCCCTGGTATTCAATACCTACTGATTTGCCTAAATTATCTATCGCTGACATAAAAACCTCTTGTATTTAATATTTATTCAATGTATAATCTACATATATTATAAGGAGAACTACCATCAAACATAATTATCTCAACAATAAGGACATCCTAAAAGAGATCCACAAGAGTAAAAGTACCTATTGTGTATTCTTGCAGCCAGTGGACGCCGATTACGACATGATCCTACAGGATATTTCGGGCATTACTCCAGCAACCATACTGGAGGCTAGGCAATCAAGAAGCGAGCGCCTGGCCAAGCTGGCACATGAAGCAGCAGTGCTGGCATCTGGAGAAAAGCGCCGACTGGACGAGTTTGAGATTGATGTTGCTACTATCGCAGACACCGATGTGGTTTTTCGAGTCATGACCTGGGATCATGTGCCGGTTGATGCGGTCAAGAGCGCCAAGGCCCGGGCCAAATTGGATCTAGAGGACGAAGAAGAAGATATCGTGCGCACCGAGTACGACGAAGATGTTTTGGCCACTACCAAGTATACCAAATGTAATTTTCCCCCATTCCAACACTATAGACTGGACGCAGTGGCCGGGCAACCACAATGCATTGGCAAGAGCCACTGGCGCGGCGATTTGATCACTGGGGAATTCAGCAGAGACCATGGCACCATGACCAAGAAGCTGGCCTTGATGTTTATGAAATTATGTGAGCGTTATGCTACAAGATCAAACTGGAGAGGGTACACCTACAATGACGAGATGCGCAGCCAAGCACTGTTACAACTAAGCCAGATTGGACTACAATTCGATGAGAGCAAAAGTCAGAATCCTTTCGCATACTATACTGCCGCCATTACTAATAGTTTTACTCGTGTGCTTAATATTGAAAAACGCAATCAGAATCTGCGCGACGATATTTTAGAAATGAACGGAATGAATCCCAGCTATAGTAGACAGATGATGAGCAGCGGGGGCGGGGGCGGCGGAGACGAGTAAATTGCTCGTCGCGTTACACCAACTGTTCCTGTTATACTTGTATCAATGACTAATCTATTTAAAAAAGCCGCGATATTCACGGACATACACTTTGGGTTGAAATCAAACAGTCAAGTACACAACGACGACTGTTTGAATTTTGTCAAATGGGCCACTGCCAAGGCCAAGTCGGAAGGTTGCGAAACAGCCATGTTTCTTGGTGACTGGCACAACAACAGAGCCAGTATCAATATTGTAACTTTGAACTACAGCCTTAGGGCACTAGAGCATTTAAATGATAACTTTGATCGTGTTTATTTTATTCCCGGCAACCATGATCTGTATTATCGCGATAAACGCGATATCCAATCGGTTGACTGGGCTCGTCACCTCCCGAACATTCAAATTGTTAACGATTGGTTTGCTAGTGGGGATGTGGTTATCGCTCCTTGGCTTGTTGGGGACGACCACAAGCGAATCCCTCGACTATCAGCCAAGTACATGTTTGGGCACTTTGAACTGCCAGGATACCTGATGAACGCCATGGTGGCCATGCCAGATCATGGTGAGGTGCGCAGAGAACACTTCAACAACTTTGATCATGTGTTTACTGGTCACTTCCACAAGCGACAGACACAGAAGAACATCACCTATATTGGCAACTGCTTTCCGCACAACTATGCCGATGCTGGTGACGACGATCGAGGACTTACAATTTTGGAATGGGGTCGAGACCCGGTGTATCATGCTTGGCCCGATCAACCGCGGTATCGTGTGTTCAAGCTAAGTGACGTGCTAAATCACGCCGAAGCCATGCTGCTGCCAGGTATGCATTGTAGGGTCAACATTGATATTGACATCAGCTATGAAGAAGCTACATTTATCAAAGAAACTTTTATTGACACTTATCGTCTAAGAGAGATCAGTTTGATTCCGCAGAAGGAAATTGATCTCGGCGAGAACATCATGCTGGGTAATATACAGTTTGAAAGTGTCGATCAGATCGTTACCAGCCAGATAACCAACATCTCCAGCGACAAGTTTAATTCAAACCTGCTGCTGGACATCTATAGAAATCTATGATACGTATCAAGAATTTGACTGTTAAGAATTTCATGAGCGTGGGCAATGTCACGCAGGCTGTGGACTTTGACCGCAAGGATCTCACACTGGTACTAGGCGAAAACATTGACCTAGGCGGTGATGATACTGGCAGCAGGAACGGTACCGGCAAGACCACTATCATCAATGCACTCAGCTATGCCCTGTATGGTGCTGCGCTGACCAACATACGCAAAGACAACTTGATCAATAAGACCAACGGCAAGGGCATGATTGTCACTGTCGAGTTTGAGAAGGACGGTACTGACTATCGTATTGAGCGTGGACGCAAGCCCAACACCATGGCCTTCTACGTGGGCAATGTTGAGCGCGAAATCACAGACGAGAGCCAAGGCGACAGCAGAGAAACACAGGCAGACATAGAACGCATGCTGGGTATGAGCTGGGATATGTTCCGCCATATCGTAGCATTAAACACCTATACCGAGCCGTTTCTCAGCCTGAAAGCCAACGATCAGCGCACTATCATTGAACAACTGCTGGGCATCACAGTGCTAAGTGAAAAAGCAGAACGTCTTAAAGAACTAAACAAAGCCACTAAAGATGCTATACAGCAAGAAGAGTTCCGCATCAAGGCAGTGACAGATGCCAACAGTCGTATCCAAGAACAAATTGAAAGTTTCAAGCGCAGACAGGTGTTGTGGCAGAAAAAGCACGACGGCGACTTGGCCTACTTGCAAAAAGGCTACGATGAGTTGAGTCTAATAGATATCGAAGCCGAACTGACCGCACACAAGACCTTGACTGAATACAATCAGCGGGTGAAAGATATCTCTGATCTAACCAAGGCCGTTAAACGTGCTGAACTGGACGAGGATCGCGAAAACAAAGTAGTTGAACGACTGCAACGTGAGATCGCAGCACTAGAGAATCACCGATGTCATGCATGTGGACAAGACTTGCACGACGACAATCACGAAGCTGCACTGGCCAAGAAACAAAAAGAACTACAAGAAGCTGCACTACAGGTATTAGCCACCGGCAGTCAGTTAATAGAATTGCAAGATGCGCTAACCGAAGTGGGTCCAGCAGGTACCCCGCCCAGGGTCTACTATGATCGAGAAAGCGATGCGTTTGAACATCGCAGCAGCATGGCCAATATATTGAGCCAGATTGCCAGCAAAAACGCAGAAACAGATCCCTATGCAGAACAGATAGAAGAAATGGGCACACAGGCCCTGGCAGCCGTAACTTATGACACCATCAACGAATTGGGCAATGTCCGGGAACATCAAGAATTTTTATTGAAGCTGTTGACCAACAAAGACAGCTTCATACGCAAACGCATTATTGATCAGAATTTGAGTTATTTGAATGCCAGACTGGGACAGTACTTGGATCGCATTGGCTTGCCACATGTGGTCAAGTTCAACAACGATCTCACTGTGAGCATAACTGAATTGGGTAGAGAGTTGGACTTTGACAATCTTAGTCGCGGTGAGCGCAATAGACTGATACTGAGTCTGTCGTGGGCATTCCGTGATGTTTGGGAAAGTTTGTATCAACCGGTCAATCTCTTGTTCATTGATGAGCTGGTAGACTCGGGCATGGATGCATCGGGTGTAGAAAGCGCACTGGCTATCCTAAAACGCATGAGCAGAGAAGCACACAAGAGTATCTGGCTGGTTAGCCACAAAGACGAGTTAGCTGGGCGGGTCAACAACATCCTGACTGTGGTCAAAGAAAATGGGTTCACCACCTACAATACCGATGTTGAAACTGTATAAATTTACTGGATCAAGAGCCGTGAGTCATAACTATAATACAGCCTCTTGCTGTATCAAACATGACTTGGTTCTATCACAATATGCTCGTTGAAACTCTACCCGAAGACTGTGTGGGTTTTGTGTATCTTATCACAAATACTGCCACAGACAGAAAGTACGTGGGCAAAAAGCTAGCCAAATTTGCCAAGACCACATATCGTGTGGTCAAGCAAAAGAACGGGATCAAGAAGAAAAAGAAGA